ATCGGCATCATGCCGGGATATGACGCCTTCGATGACCAGATCCTGATGCACATCAACACTGCGCGGATGGATCTCGCACAATTGGGGCCAAAATGCGACACCCCGATTGAGAAAGATACCGCTTGGACCGTCTTTGATTCGATCGACGACGAAGCGGCAATCAAGTCTTACATCGCCATGAAGGTTAAGCTGTTCTTTGACCCACCGGGGAACTCCTTCTTGGTTCAGGCTTACCAGAAGCTGATCGAGGAGGCAGCATGGCGACTGATCTATCAGACCGAGGGGAAGCAGAGGTAGAAGATCTCGTCCACCACGGTGTAAAGGGCCAGAAATGGGGCGTCATTCGTAAGAAGGCTAGTGCTGGTCGAAAGGCCACCATCAAGGCCATCCAGAAGAGTGGGCGATTCACCGCCAACGCCACCAAGACGACTATCAAGACTGCTCAAACTGGAGCGGCTAAGGTTCAGAAGGCTAAGCAGGCTCACGATGCCCGAGTTGCCGGAAAGAAGCAGGCAAAGGTCGATGCAAAGGCCCGAAAGAAGTTCGCAAACCGCGGATACAAGAAGATCAGCGACACCGAGCTCCAGTCTCGAATTAAGCGGCTGGAGCAAGAGAAACGCTATCGGGAGCTCAAGGCCGATCGCCACCTGGTTCGAGGTCGTGAGGTCACTCGGTCGATCCTCGAGAACTCTCTGACCAAGGCCGGTACATACGCAGCGACCAAGGCTATGAAGACAGCCTTCGATAAGTCGTTTGATACCGGCAAGGAAGGGAAGTCCGCAGCCGAGACTCTTAAGAAGGCAGCGGAGAAGGCCAAGGAAGCCGCTGAGGCAGCTTCTGTTGTAGCCGAGGAGACCAAGAAGGAAGCCAAGTCTATTGGTGGTCCAGCTCTGAAGAAGGCTCCCGAACGCAAGCAGATCGAGAAGCCGAAGTCATACAAGCAGACTAAGCCCTCACCCAAGAAGAAGCGCTATCCGCGCAATCCTGGGAGTACAGCTAAGTAATGCTCTCGAACACCGCAGTACCAAAATACTACGGGCAGTTCCGAGACGCAGTCGTCCGAGGAGAGATTCCAGTATGCGAAGAGATCTCATGTGAGATGAATCGCATCGACGCTCTCATCGCAAACCCGGAATACTACTACGACGACAAAGCTGTAGAGGGTTTCATCGCTTACTGCGAGAACGAGCTCACGCTGTCCGACGGAGCCGACCTCCATTTGCTCGACAGCTTCAAGCTCTGGGCCGAACAGCTCCTTGGCTGGTACTATTTCGAGGATCGCCAGGTCTTCGTTCCATATGAGGACGGAGTCGGCGGTCGATACGAGACCAAAACAGTAAAGAAGCGCCTAACAATCAAGCAGTATCTGATCGTTGCTCGTGGAGCAGCGAAGTCGATGTACATGTCTCTCATCCAGAATTATTTCATGGTGATTGACACTACAACGACACATCAGATCGCTACGGCTCCGACCATGAAGCAGGCTGAAGAGGTGATGGGTCCTTTCCGGACCGCTATCACCCGAGCCAGAGGTCCGCTGTACAAGTTCCTGACCGAGGGATCAATTCAAAATACAACTGGTGCAAGGGCTAACCGCCAGAAGCTGGTTGCTACGAAGAAGGGTGTGGAGAACTTCCTCACCGGATCCCTCCTCGAGGTTCGACCCATGTCTATCGACAAGCTGCAGGGTCTTCGACCCAAGGTTTGTACAGTAGATGAGTGGCTTTCCGGCGACATCCGCGAGGACGTGGTCGGTGCACTTGAACAGGGTGCCTCGAAGATCGACGATCCAGTAATTCTGGCCGTCTCATCCGAAGGAACAATCCGCAATGCGGTGGGCGACACCATGAAGATGGAGTTGCTCAAAATCCTGAAGGGCGAATACATCGCCCCTCACATCTCAATCTTCTACTACCGCCTTGATGACATCAAGGAAGTAGCAGATCCTGCTATGTGGGTGAAAGCCCAGCCGAACATAGGCATCACTGTCTCTTATGATCGGTACCAGCAGGACGTCGAGCGAATGGAACAAGCTCCAGCTGCTCGAAACGACATCCTCGCCAAGAGGTTCGGAATCCCCATGGAGGGATACACGTACTTCTTCACATACGAGGAGACGATCCCGCACAGGAAGAACACCTTCTGGAACATGCAATGCGCTATGGGTGCCGACTTGTCCCAGGGCGATGACTTCTGTGCGTTCACCTTCCTATTCCCACTGCGGAATCAGGCTTTTGGTGTGAAGACGCTGGCATACATTTCAGAGCTGACGCTTATGAAGTTGCCCGGGGCTCTACGCCAGAAGTATGACGAGTTCATCCAAGAAGGAAGCCTCCGGGTCATGGAGGGTACCGTCCTGGATATGATGGAGGTCTATGAAGATTTAGACCAGTACATCGATGAACAGAAGTACGACGTCTCAGCGTTTGGGTTCGACCCGTACAACGCCAAGGAGTTCGTAACCAGGTGGGAGCAGGAGAACGGCCCGTACGGTATTGAGAAGGTAATTCAGGGAGCTAGGACTGAATCAGTCCCCCTCGGGGAGCTGAAGAAGCTGGCGTCCGAACGCCTCCTCATCTTCGACCAGGAGCTCATGTCTTTTACCATGGGTAACTGTGTCACGCTCGAGGATACCAACGGAAACCGGAAGCTACTGAAGAAACGCTCGGAAGAGAAGATTGACTCAGTAGCTGCTCTGATGGATGCCTTCGTGGCATACAAGATCAACAAGGAGGCATTCGAATGAGCAAGGAGGTGAAATGGGTCTTAGTGATCGATTGAGCCACGCATGGAATGCATTTACCCGATCGCCGGACAAGAAGAACTTCACTCCCGAATACGGAGCATCATTCTTTGGGAATCCGAGCGTGAACTACCGCCCCGTCGTCGGGGATCAGACGATCGTCACCAGCATCTACAACCAGATTGCTATTGACGTGGCGAACGTTCCCATCCGACATGTTCGGACAGACGACAACGGCAATCTCAAGAGCTACATCAATAGTGATCTTGATGACTGTATGTCTCTCAGCGCCAATATCGACCAGACCGGACGAGGATTCTTCCAGGATCTTGTCCTTACTCTGTTCGAGGAGGGCGCAGTAGCGATTGTTCCCGTGGATACGAACGTCAACCCTGACATGACTCAGGGATATGATGTTCGTTCGATGCGGGTCGGTAGTATCATCCATTGGTACCCTCGGCACATTCGAGTCGAAGTCTATAACGACCATACTGGACAGCGAGAACAGCTGACTCTTGAGAAAGAGTTCGTAGCGATCGTCAATAATCCGCTCTACAGCGTGATGAACGCTCCGAGCTCTACGCTGCAGCGACTCACTCAGAAACTGCATCTGCTCGATGCGATTGATCGACAGTCTGGATCCGGTAAGCTGGACATTATCATTCAGCTTCCATACGTGGTCAAGACTGAGCTCAAGAAGCAGCAGGCGGAAGCCAGGCGAAAGGCGATTGAGGAACAGCTCGCCGGTTCTCAGTACGGTATCGCTTACACCGATGGTGCGGAGCGAATCACCCAGCTGAACCGACCGTCCGAGAATAACCTCATGAGCCAGATCCAGTGGCTCACTACGCAGCTGTACAACCAGCTCGGAATGACCGAGGATGTCTTCACCGGCAAGGCCGATGCTCGACAGATGCTGAACTACCAGAACCGAACGGTTCGTCCAGTTCTGAAGGCGATCACGGATGCCATCACCAGGACTTTCCTCACCAAGACTGCCCGAACGCAGCGACAGCGGATCATGGCTATCGAGGATCCGTTCCTCAACGTCCCGCTGGAGGAGATGTCCAAGCTGGTCGACTCCGTCAAGCGTAACGAGATTGGTACCGCCAATGAGCTTCGACCGAAGTTTGGCTGGGCCCAGTCCGAAGACGAGACGGCAANTTCGTCCAGTTCTGAAGGCGATCACAGATGCCATCACCAGGACTTTCCTCACCAAGACTGCCCGAACGCAGAAGCAGCGGGTAATGGCAATCGAGGATCCGTTCCTCAACGTCCCGCTCGAGGAGATGTCCAAGCTGGTCGACTCAGTCAAGCGTAATGAGATTGGTACCGCCAATGAGCTTCGACCGAAGTTCGGCTGGGCCCAGTCTGATGACGAGACGGCAGACCAGTTGGTGAACTCCAACATCAATCCGATGGGTGAGGAGATGCCACCCGGCGAAGAGCCGGTTGACGAAACCCCAGCCGCGGATGTACCAATTTCCGAACTGATGGAGAGTAGTCAAAATGGCAGTTAAGTGCGATTTCTCTGGCTACGCCACGAAGAACGATGTTCGGTGCTCGGATAACAAGGTAATCCGGCACGGGGCTTTCGCGGCGTACGACGGGAAGACTGTACCTCTGGTCTGGCAGCACAAGCACGGCGACGTTGAGAACGTCCTCGGGCATGCCGACCTTGAGGTTCGCGACGATGGGGTTTACGCCTACGCCCATCTGAATAACACTGATCGTGGCCGGACCGCACGAGAGATGGTCAAGAACGGCGACATCAAGGCGATGAGCATCTATGCCACCCACGTTCGGGCTCGGGGCAACGACGTTGTCCACGGTGAGCTCGTCGAGGTGAGCCTGGTGCTCCGTGGCGCCAACCCTGGCGCACTCATCGACCAGGTCTCCATCGAGCATGGTGACGACGGCGATGAGATCGAGGCTGTCATCTACACGGATGCACAGCTGGACTTCGTCTCGCACGGTGATGACGTCGAGGACGAGGATGAGGACTTCGAGGCGGAGGAGACGGACGACGTCGAGCACGCTGAGGAGGAGCCGGAGGCCGATGAGGCTGAGGGCGACGAGGACGACCCCACGCTCGGGGAGATCTTCGATGGAATGACCGAGGAGCAGAAGACGGCGGTCTATGCCATCGTCGGACAGCTCGTCGATTCCGTAGATGAAGAGGCGGAGGAGTCTGAGACCGAAGAGGCCGAGGACACCGCCCATTCCGACACAACTGAGGATACTATGGCTCACAAGAACGTGTTTGAGGGCTCCGCTACCACCGAGGAGCTCCCCGTCCTGACTCACGCCCAGGTCGAGACCATCTTCGAGGACGCTCGCTCCAGCGGCTCCCTGAAGCAGGCCATCCTGGCCCACGCCGACGCTTACGGCATCAAGCAGATCGAGACCCTCTTCCCGGAGGCCAAGGATCTGTGGAACCAGCCGGAGTTCATCAAGCGCAAGACCGATTGGGTTAACTCCGTCGTCGGCGCTGCTAAGCACTCCCCCTTCTCCCGCATTCGCACCCGCTTCGCTGACATCACGGCCGACGAGGCCCGTGCCCGGGGTTACATTAAGGGCAATAAGAAGGAAGACGAGGTCTTCACGTTGCTGCAGCGTGTTACCTCGCCGACCACCATCTATAAGAAGCAGAGGTTGGATAGGGATGACATCCTGGACATCACTGACTTTGATGTCGTCTCTTACATCCGTGGCGAGATGAAGATCATGCTCGAGGAGGAGCTCGGTCGAGCCGTCCTCATCGGTGATGGTCGTCAGGCCTCCTCCAAGGACAAGATCAAGGAGGACTGCATCCGCCCGATCTACAAGGAGGACAGTCTCTACGCTCCTCGTGTTGTCCTGGCCAAGGAGACCACCACTGAGGACGTCCTGGACTCCATCGTCCGCGCCATGGATGACTACGACGGCGCTGGCAACCCCACCTGGTTCGCTGAGCCCCACATGGTCACCGAGATCCTGCTTCTCAAGGACAAGATGGGTCACCGTCTGTTCCGCAGCGTCTCCGAGCTGGCCGACTACGTCGGCGTCTCGAAGATCGTCAAGGTTCCGCTCATGAAGGGCCTGCAGCGCAGCTCCGCCAAGAACGGCACCGTCGATGCCCTCGGTATCATCGTCAACATGTCCGATTACACCATTGGTGCGGACAAGGGTGGGCAGCTCTTCGCTGCCGAGGACTTCGACATTTCCTTCAACCAGTACCACTACCTGCTGGAAACCCGCCTCTCCGGTGCGCTGACTCACCCGAAGTCGGCCATCATCGTTGAGCGGAAGACCGAGACTGGTAACGTCGTCGCGGAGCCGTGATAGATGGCCAAATTCTTCGGTGAGATAGGATTTGCTACACAGGTCCAGACCGAGCCGGGAATTTGGGAAGACAAGATTGTCGAGAAGCAGTACTATGGCGATGTGTTTCGTGAAGCACGCCGCTTCGGTAGCAGCGACGAGATTCTGGGGAGTATCAACCTCAGTAACCAGATCAGCATTATCGCTGATGGATTTCTAACGGATAACATCCAGAATCTCAAGTACGTTCGCTGGATGGGGGGACTTTGGAAAATCTCCTATGTGGAGCTGAAGTTCCCCCGTCTGGTTCTCG